CAAGCGGAAGAATCGGGGTTTTATGTCGCTTTGCAACCGTCACGGGAGGGTTTCAACGACCGAAAATTAATGTTACAATCTCACCGGCAAGAATATCAGCCAAAACTCGAAATCAATGATAAACATACATTTAGCATTGATTCATCTATTATAGACCTCCGAAAATTTATAGATAACTTTAGTAAACCTAATAAGATAAGTAATGTTCAGGATGCAGATTTCGAGGATATCAAAAAAGAGGAAAGCGAAAAGCCGTAACTATATGATATTATTGAATATAACGTTAATTAATTTTGTTATATAATAATCATTATGTAAACTAATATGATAAATGAGCATAAAATAAGGGTGTGTGGCAACGATACCCCCATGCGGGGAAAATGGTATGCCGGTGTATAATGTAGCCGATGTTATATGTATCATCACTCAAGAGTTATTTAAGTATATATGAAACGAAGTTAATTTTTTAAATTGAGAAATGTTCCAGAGTAATTTGCAACATGTGAAGATTTTACTTAACAAAGGAGTAGATCATGCCATATCCAAGGAAAGGTGAAAGCAAGAGTGCGTATATTTCAAGGGCGATAGAATATATGATCAAAGTTGAGGGGTTGTCTCAAAAAAACGCTCAAGGTAAGGCGTACGGTATGTGGGAAGAATATCATAAAAGGAGGAAGGGAAAATGAAACCATTCCAAATAATAATTGATGTTAAAGATAATGGGCAGAGTAATTTAGATATTAAAGATCAGGAATCTTTAAGAAATCCTATATTAATTCGTAATATTCTATGGAGCAATTTCAAGGAATTTGATTATATTTGCAATATGAAAGCTACGGAGAGTTATCTGGCAATGAAACGGAAAATATCAAATAATGTTCTGAATGATCCTGTTATACAGAAACTTAGTAAGCGGAAATAATGTATTGGTATTTAACAAAACCGGAAGACCTGCCTTTATATTATCTTGATCAGCTTTCAGAGCTTGACGCTAAAGGGCTGATCAAGCCTTCCCAGGAAACCTTAGAAATCACTAAAAAAGTTTATGAATGGACATTGGCGTCCGGGAGAAATCTATTCAGGCTCATAGATAAAGCTTCTGATTTTTTTTTAGCTTATGCAATAATAAAATTTATATTTGGCGGTAACAGGAGCGGTAAATCCGCTACCTGTACATTAGATGTTTTGATGCAGATAGAAGGCTGGCATCCGTTGCAGAGAGAGAATTTAGAGAAATTAGCCGTATCCGCTATTGATGAAAAGATCAGGAAATTAGCCGGTCGGTATTTGGATGAAAGAAAATGGATCGCATCCCCGCCTGTTGCCGCAAGATGCGAAGTTGTGGATTTCCCTTCCGGGTGTGAAAAGATTGCCGGACCCGAATATATGAAATGGGCTACTAAGTCTATGATTAAATACTGCGGGTTTGATAATGAAAAAAAACGGAAAATCGAATGGACGAATAAATCATTTTTAGAATTTATGAGCCATGATCAGGACTTAGATTCACATGGTGGCGTAGCAAGGAATGTGATACATGAAGATGAGGAACCGCCATCTGATATTCATCAGGAAAATATGATGCGTATTTTATCCTGTAATGGAAGAATGATAGGCGGTATGACCGCTATTAAAGGTCTAACATGGGTGAAAGATGCTATCTGGGATAAATTTAAGAAAAACGATAAAAATATTTATTGCATTCAACTTAAGACTAGTGATAATATTTTAAATTCTCCTGAAATTATCGAGCAGATAAGAGGAATGTGTTTGGATAAAGATGAAGAAGCGATCAGGCTTGACGGTGAATTTAAAGCAAGGGGCGGTCTTATTTATTTTATGGCGAAAGAACGCTTCCCCTGGGTAATAGAGCCATTTGATATACCGGAAGAAGATGGTTATCTTATGCTTTGTATTGATACTCATACAGCTACGCCGCATGGCTTTTTATGGGTTTGGGCTGATTATAGCGGTAAATATCACCCGATCAAAGATGATAAGCCTAATCTTTATGAAATAGCAGAACTATTTGAAAATGGGACAGTGTCTCAAATGGTTGATATGATAGATTTAATTGAGCTTCGTCTTAACCGGAAACATGATTACTTCCTGTTAGAACCGGCAGCATGGCAAACAGATCAAACCAAACCTGAAGATAAGACAATAGCGGAACAGTTTGAGGATTATAAACTATACCCGCAGAAAGCGTCTAAAGATTTAATTGGCGGTATTCATCTGGTTCGAGATATGCTTTTAGCTCAAGATGAAACAAAAGATTTCCCACGCCTTATGACGTTTAATACCTGTAAAAGAGTAATATGGGAACGTTCACGCTATAGAACGCCTGATTTAAGAGGCAGATCGGCGGATGAAAGAGCAAAACCTGATACGCCACTAGATAAGGATGATCATTTAATGCAATGTGAACGCAGAATATGCCAGTATATCGATGAAGCGGAGATAAAAGATGTGTTCACAATAAAATCCGATAGAAAACAACCTATAATGATCAATCATAAAGGTGAAAAAATAGACGTGAAATTCGACTATGATGACGAAAATGACGAAAATGAGGAAAAATATGCTATAATTTAAACAATAATGACAAATAATCGACATTTTATGTTGAATTTACTTGACAATTAAAAATCAAGTGAATATATTATTGGCATGAGTGTCGAAAAAAAGTACATTTATTTAAATAATATTTATTATTAGCCGGTTTTCTTTAAGGGATTACCGGCTATTTTTATTTAGAGAGGTTTATATGGCTGTGAAAATAACTGAGAAAAAAGCTGGGAAGAAAATTAAAAAGAATGAAGCTGTTGAGATAAAAAATAAAAAAGTATTTCCAGTTAAGAAGAAAAAAATTAAAGTAACAATTCCGGTAATTCCAAACTGGAAGGATTATGATACAGAAATAATCGAAGGGACTTTCGATAAGCAGAGAACTCATTTTAAAGTTGTAGTTGTTGATCCTGACGGCAATATTATAGATAAAATTGATAATATATCATACGAGAACGGATACGGGACTATGCAAGAAAAGGCGATGGAAGATTTTATCAGGCGTAATTCAAGCGCAATTTTAGACAAAATATTTAATAAGAAAGGATAAATATGCCAGCAGGTAGACCAAAAAAAATAATAACAGTTGAAGATTTAAAGACAGAGCCTATAGAAGAAATCCCGTCAAAGGATAAAGAGCAGCCGCAGGAAGAACAAAAGCCGGAAGAACCCAAAATTGAACGATTGAATTTTAGCCTGTCTCAAAGACAATTTTTAGTTGAAAATTTCAGAGATCAGCTTCAGGAATATATATTGCCCGATGGGAAAAGACTTTATAAACAGTTCGGTTCAAATCTTCAGGCTTTTTTTATTGATATAGTTAGATTCTATCTTCTTTATTCTCCGGCTATCCCTTTTACGATAAGAAAAGAACCAATCCCTAATTCAGATAAATTTAACGAATATTTTATTATTCAGGTTAATTTAGAAGTGCCTGGAATAAAATATGAGTTCATATTACAAAGAGAATTTTTAAGACAAAATTTGGAGTCATATTAATGAATGCTTTTATAGCTTTAGCTATGATAATTGCCTGTGGAATATTCCAGCTAATTTCTTTCTGGATGGGATATAGGGCAGGTTTACAGAAAGAATCTTTAATTGAGTCAAAGTTTGAATTTGATCCCGAAGCTATTGATAAATCAGATGAAATTGAAAAAGATTATGAAAAATCTTTGCAAACTTTTAAGGAAAATACTGAATGAATGTTAATCCCAAAATAGTAAAAGACAGTAAACATACGGAAAAAGAGATCATTTCTTTTGTTTCCCGCATGGTTGCTTATGGTAAAAAGGGGATTGATGATAATAAAACATTAGTGAATTATCAGAAATGCAGAGATTATAATAAAGGCAATCATAAGATTAAGAATAGACCTATTGCTCTGGGAAATAAAGTTTTTAATAAATACGCTGAAATAATGAAGATTGTTACCGCTCATGTATTATCTAAAAAAGCAAAATTTCAATTTCTTCCCAGGCAGGAAGGATGGCAACTTGAGGCGGCAAGAAGTCTTAATCATATTATTGGCGATGTTATATGGGATATAAATAAATGGGATGAAAGAGGGGAAGATAGTATTTTAGAAGCAAGGGATGCCGGCACATCACATATAAAATGTATGGTAGATTCTTTCGGATTCCCTAAAGGGATGCCTTTATCTGTGTCAGAACTTATCCTGGATCCAAAAGCAAAGAAAAAAAGACAACTCAGATATTGGATTCATGTATATCCATTATCTGTAACTTATATTAAAGATGAATATGGAGTTGAAGTTTCACCCGAAGCTATTTTAGAAAATAAAGATAATCTTTCAACGAATTATGAAGTAATGCACTCTTATGAATCTTCGGGCGATCATACTGCGCCCTCTAAAGTTTGGGATCGCACTATATTTTCAGAAAATTATGATAAAACTAAATGGATGCCGGATATTATAGGTCGTGCTATGGCGTATGAATACTGGGGCGAAGATTTAATAAAAGAACCTATTCCATTTAATAATAAAGAAATTTTGGCAGAACATGAAACATTTAAAGAATTAAGAAATGCGGAAGTTTTACCTGAGCAGCATCACCCGAATCATATTAAGGCACATGAAAAATATTTAGCTGCATTAAATGAAGAGCTGGATAAAAATCAGATCCAGATTATTTTCCAGCATATAAAAGAACATAGTAATTATCCCCAAAAAGAAAAGCGCAGAAAATATCCTTATGGACGTAAAATTGTTGTCTGCCAAGATAAATTATTAGAAGATCAGCCAAACCCGATAGCCGCACAGATGGAATATGGAATTGATTTTAAAGATTTGCTTATTAAATGGGATTGGGAAAAACTGCCCAATGAATACTGGGGGAAACCATGCGGATATGATTTAATCGAACCTCAAGATGCTTTAAATGAACGTAAGAATCAAATTGGGCAGATGATCAAACGTTTAAATGTTGGCATAAAAACAATGCGCAGCCGGTCTTATAATTCCTTGCGTGGCAATCTGGGGAAATTTAATAATTTACTTGACCAGATCATACCCGTAAAAGAACATGATGATTTTAAGATAGATTTTGGCGGGCAATTTCCATCACAAATATTTGAAGATCAATATCATACGGAAGTGTCAATGGAAAAACTTGCAAACAAAACAGATATATTAGCAGGGAATTTCCCAAAAGGTTCTCCTCCTGGTATTACGGTAAACCAATTATTAGGACAGGGTTTACAGCCGATTAATCTTATTGTTAAGCATTATGCTTATGCCTTGCAGGAAATGGCAAGGGTCTTTTTACAACTTATGATCGAATTTGTGCCTGAACATATAATTTTCAGGATTATTGGTCAGGATGAAAAAACGAATATGGAAATTTATCAATTTGTAGAATGGGGAAAATTAAAAGAACAGGCTGGGAAATTCGATATTCATATAGATGTAAATGTTTTACTTGAAACAACAAGACAAGAAGTATATGATCAAGCTATGAGAATGTTTGAGATAGGATTATATGACAGGCAGGCGGCATTAGAAAAAGTAGATGATCCTGATAAATGGAAAACACTTCAAAGGATTAGTGAAATCTTGCAATTAAAACAGGAAAATGCAATGCTGAAAGAAAACTTGGATCAGGCATCTAAACAAATAAATACAATGATAAACAGGCAACAAAGTACAGAAGGTAAAGGAAATGTTAGTGCAATTAAAACAAAAAGTTAACAGGCAACAGTCAAGCTGTCCTGTTATTTATATAAAGTCAACCCGAAAGGAGTGCTTAAATGGGAGATAATCAACCCGGTGATAAGGGCAATGTAATTAAGACTAAATGGCGTGACGAGGAAGTTGTTTATGATTTAAACAATCTATCTGATGACCAGAAAGCGGAAATAACTACAAGGATACAATTAGGATGGGGCTATGAGAAAGGTCAGCAGGAACTTAAAGAAACTAAGAATCAGTTAGATTATTTTAATCGTCTTATAGCTAACGCCAATCAATCGGAAGAAGGAATGGATTTACTTGTTACAACATTAGAGAAATACATAGGAAAGCCATTGACAAAGAAACAAAAAGAAGATTTAGTTTCAGATGATACAAATGTCTCTAATAAAGTAACTGAAGAAATTCAACGTAAGCTTGACCGGTTAGAAATGGCATTATTAAATAAACAGATTAATGATGAACACGCCAGTTTGAAAGCTAAATATTCGGATTATGATCCGAAAGTGGTAGAGGAATTTGCCAATAAACGTGGAATTATGAATTTTGAAGATGCTTATTTCATTATGAATAAAGAAAAGATTTTATCTGATAAAGAAAAAGAAATATTAGATAAAGCAAAAAAACAACAGGAAAAAATTGATAAAGTAAAATCTCCTGACGATGTTGGCGGTGGCGAAATTAATATTAAAAAGCCATTGAAAAAAGATTATGATGAAATAGCAAAAGACGTTATAAAAGATATGAAAGAACAGGGCAAATCCTTATTTATAGAAAGTTAACAATTTAAACAAGGACGTTATCTTACAACATGGAGGTTGTTTATGGCTTTAAATTATGGTTATCTTAGCTCAGTTGTCCGTGAAAGATATATGCCAGGGTTTGCCGATAATATTTTTGATGTAGGTTCACTTTTAAAAATACTCAAAAATGATAATTCGGTTAAAGTGAAAGGCGGGGATGGTTTTAGTCTCGGTCTAAAATATGCAAAAAACCAGGCTCACGGAAACTTTAGTGGGTATGATACATTAGATGTATCTCCTACTGATAATAAAACAAGGATGAAGCTGGATTGGGTTAATTATTATGCTTCCGTTTCAATATCCGGTGATGATGAGGATAAAGTACAGGGCGAAGAAGCAGTTCTTGACCTTGTAAAAGATGGTATTGAAGACGCTGAAATGACAATGCAGGATGATCTTGCCACTGATATTTTTACAGGTGGCGGCGGGGAACAAATGATTGGTCTTGATACAGCGATTGGAACCGGTTCTTATGGCGGGATTAATGGCGGGACTGATACATGGTGGGTGTCTGGCGTAGATACGACTGCTCATACGATTGCCAATATGAAAGATTCAACAAATGCTTCTTACGTTTTAGCTTTGCTTCAGACTGCAATCCGTACAGCTACTCATTTTGGTAAAAAACCAAACCTGATCGTAACAACTCTTTTGATTTGGGATTTAATTGAAACTATTCTTCACGGAAAAGCTTACTATACAAAATCAAATAGAGCGAATACATTAGGGCAATTAGGTTTTACTGTGCTTGAATTTCGGGATATACCTATCGTTGCTGATGAAAAATGCCCTACAGGACGGTTATATGTGCTTAATACTGAATTTCTGAAAATGTATATTCATCCGTCAAGGAATTTCTTATGGACTGGTTTTAAAGAACCTACGAATCAGATTGCGAGAGTAGGTCAGGTTACTACGAAAACCCAGTTGGGATTAAATAATCGTAGAATGTTCTATAAATTTACTTCATTAGCATTATCCTAAAGAGAGGGGGAAAATAATATGAGTACAAGACAAGCTAGTGGACCTGTTCAAATTCCTCCTGTCAAAGGGTTACTTCGTAATGACAGTGTGGCCCAGTTTGAATTAGGTTTGAGAATACATGATACGTTGGGTAATACGTATAAATATATTAAAGCGAATGAAGCTGTGGCAGAAGGCGAGGGCGTTACCGCTATCGCTGGGGCTGCATGGGACTCGACTATAGTAACGGATGGTGCGATTTCTGCCAATAGTGGACAAAGTTATATTCATGTGGACACTATTGCAAGCACAGTCGCTGCTAATTATTATGCCGGTTCATGGATTTATCAAGCTGCTGCCGCTGCAAAGGGCAAAGCATTTAAAATTAAATCTCATCCGTCGTTAACTATTGCCGGTGAAGCAGATATTGAATTAGAAGATCCGATCAATGAAGCTATCGCTGATGGGACAGTATTGTATATTTATAATCCTTATATAATGGAATTATTGGATGCTGACACGGAAATTGTAATGGGCATTGGAATAGGTACAATTAGTGCGGGTTATTAT